AGTTGAAAGAAATATAGTCATGCCCGCCACGGATCGTTCCTTCAGAATGTCCTTTACGACACGGGAATGATGTGGATCAAGCCCAACCATGGGTTCATCAATCACGAACACTTCCGGATTATGCAAGAGCGCGGAGACGAGGGCGACACGTTGCCGGGTGCCGTGGGAGAGCCCTTCAATGGGTTTGCTGAGGTAAGGTTCCAGATTGAAGCGGGCGATGTCGGCGCTCGATAAGTTGGAGCGCCAGCGCAAGCGGCTGGAAGCGGCGGCGATTAAACCGCCCAAGCCGGTGACGTTCGCCGAACCCGTCATGCGCGAGATCATAGAGCAGCCGAAGGCGGAAGCGCCGAAGGTTGAAACACCAAAGCCCGACGACAATCTCGCGATCCCGACATTCCTGCAACGCAAGAAACTTGACCCGGTGGCGGCTGAGATCGCCAGCCAACAGGAAGCGACCAAGCGCGTCAAGGCTCGCGGGCGGATCGACAAGATGAAGGCGAAACGGCGCGGTGACCTCAAACGCATGCCGCTGTCCGGCAAGGCTGCGCTCGATGCGATCCGCAACGGCTGAAACATAAAAATGCCCCGCGCCCGGCTTTCACCGGAACGCGGGGCATGCTAGTTTCCAAATCGGTCCCACGGAGGCTTGCGAGTTCCCCTTGCGGTGTTCGATGGATCGCCATTGAAAGGGCCGGGCAACCGGCCCTTTCTTTTATTGATCAACCCTTGTGCAGCGGCGCGCCGAACACCTGCCATCCCAGCAACAGGAACAACACGAACAGCAGCACCACGTTTGCGACCGTGCCGATGGCGACCGCGACCATGCCGAAATGCGCCAGCAGGCCGAACACCAGCCAGATCATCATCAGCACCCAATATGCGAGACCCAACGTCATGGCTCATTCCTCCTTTTGACGAAATAATTCGCGAACCGTTTTGCAGGTCTCAACGACAGAGACAAACTTGCCGTCATTGGTGTTGATGATGCAGCGAGCGTCATCGGTAACGAGTTCATTTGATTTGCCTTCGATGGCGCTGTGCATGCTCGCCACGGCGGCGGGGTTGATCAGGATTTCGTGCCCGTTGGGACCGTGCAGCAACACCAAGACGGCGGCCACTTCAACCACGGTTGGATAGTTCGCCACGTTGCCATCCTTATTGAGAGCAGAATTCGGTGATGATGACGATACCGTTGGCGCCGGGGCCACCAGCGGCACCCGTAGCCGTGTTGGAAGTCAAGCCTCCGGAACCGCCGCCGCCATACAACCCGCCTGCGTTTCCGGTGATGGCTCCAAATCCTGCCACGCCTGCTGCACCAGAGCCGAAGCCTAAACTGGCGTTTCCGCCACTGCCGCTTGGTATGTTGAAGTTGGTCGAGGTGTAGATGCCACCGCCGCCGCCGGGTTGTCCCGGTGGCGAGATGTCACCTGTGCCAGTGACGCCACCAGCGCCTCCCGCCGTGGCGTTGCTGCCACCCTGCCCTCCAGAAGCGCCCTTACCGATGCACAGCGCACCGACGCTGCTATCGCCTCCAGAGCCTCCCGTTCCGTTTGCTACAGCACCGCCTGCGCCGCCCGCGCCTATGGTAACAGTTTGGGACGCGCCGATGGTTGCTGCGGCAACAGTCCGTCTTGAAGTGTTGCCGCCGCCGCCGCCAGAAGACCAATTAATTGTCCCAGCAGTTCCATTCGTCCCACCGCCGCCACCGCCAGCGCCAGCGCATTCAATGATGCAATAGAGCATGTTGGCGTTTGGCGTGTAGGTGCCGGAGGCCGTGAACTTTTGAACCCTGATGACGCCGACCGCGCCGAGATTGATCCGGTCAGCGGGTAGGGCTAGGACAGCGCCACTGCGGCCTTCGTAGGATGCCACCGCACCGGCCGCCCCGATGGAAGAAACCGCAGCCTTTTTCCACGCGCCGCCTGCCGCCTGATCCGACAGCATCACATAATCAGTGCCCGCCGGACTGGCCTTGGTGGTGAGACCCGCAATATCAACATCGATCGGGGTGGCCGCGCCGCCGCTGTTGTTACCCTTGAAGGTGTAGGCGGGCATGGTGGCGAGTTCGGCGCTGGTAACCGCCGTTCCAACTGACCACGTATTCGCAGCGGTGCGCCGCGCAATGCCAGTGCCGTTCAAGGCCGCCAGCGCCGTCAGATCAGCGTCGAGTGCCTGAATATCCGTACCGGGCGTTAGCGCCAACGTGGTTCGCATCGCCGCTTGCGTGGTATCGTCAACCAATGTCCGCGCAAACGGCGTGAAATCCGCCACCGCCGCCGCACCCGGACCTGTAAAATACGGCAGCTTGTCAGCCGCGCTCGTGGTGCCAGCCAGCGCCGTCAATTCAACGTCGAGCGGCTGATAGACGCTGCCGAAGCCTGCGGTTATGTCCGCCTTGATATTCGTAACGCTGATCTTTTCGAAGGTGTTGGTGGAAGCTTCCCACGCAGTTAGAAAGGTGGTGGGTTCAAGCGCATCGGGGAAAGCCGATATGGTTGCGAATTCCTCGTAATCCAGATCGAGATAGAAATTGCCGTTTTGTTTGGCAACATCGATCCCGGTTCGGCCGTAAACATTCGCGGGAAAAATGACCTGTGATTTGAATTTGACCTTGGGCAACAACGCCATTGGCTAAACCCCGCCGGTCCCAACCAACGCAATCGGCACCAGCACAAATTGCTGTTTGGCGACATTCCAAAACAACGAATAGAGGTTGGGCAGATCGGCTGGCGGCAACGATGAAACGCGAGCAAAATCCTGATAGTTGAGATCGAGATAAAAGCGGCCATCCTGTTTGACGATATTGATCCCAGTTCGACCAACCGCCTCAGCCGGAAAATTAACCAGCGCCTTGATTTTGAGATCGGGGAAATCAGTCATGGCACTACACCGTCCGTGATCGGCAGCGGCCCGACACTGAATTGCACGGTTTGGGTGCCGTCGCCGTTGGTCAGGGTCAGGCCGGTTTGATAGGTGGCCGCGCACAGCGTTGACATTTCCTGCACGGTAAAGAACCAGCGGAAGATGCCGAGATCAACCACGGTAATTTTGCCGTTGTCGGTCGAAGACATCAGGACCGGCGCGCCGTTCTTGTCTCGGATTTGAAACACCATCGGCAAGCCGGCCAGATCAATCGGATCATCGTCAAGATCGGTGATCTGTCCGATGAACACCCAACTGGCGCGGTTGGATTGCGGCGGGAACGTCACATGGTACATCAGGCAACCCTCAAAGCTTCATATAGAAGGTGCAGAGCTTGCGCGGGGATATGACCGAGAAGTCCAAGCCGCTTAATCCCGCGCCGCCGTCCGTGGTGAACGCAAAGGAGTGAGTGTGTCGCGTACTCGCACCGCCGGTATTCGCGGCCCCCGAACTACTGAAAGCTAAGCCGCCTCCGGAGGTTCCCTGACCGACTTGCGTCGGCGTCGTAAACCCATGCGAATGGTCCGGGCTATCATTGCCGGTCGTGCCGCCCCCGTTGTGGGTGTGCGACGGCACATTGGCGGCCAATAAAGCTTTGGACTGCGCACCGCCCGCCGCGCCCAACACAATCGGCGATGTGCCAAAGTACGCTGCCGTCAATCGGCCCGCCGCCGCGTTGCCCATGTCATCGAGCGCGCCCATCGCATAGCCGCGCCAGTCCGGCAGCGCGATTTGCTTGTTGGCGGTCCAGTCCGCCGCCGCGTTCGCGCCGCGAGGCGGCGTCAGAATTAAATTTGGATCAGTGATCCACAGATAGTTGAACAGAGCTTGGCAATCGGCGTTGACGCGTTCGGTCGCGCCCGAGGTCGCCGATCCGATGGTGAGCCCATTAAGCCGGACATAGCCGGTCAGCCCGCCGATACCATAGCGCGCAATGATGTTGCCCATCTGGATCAGCGCGTTGGGATCGACCGCACCACCACCACCGCCGCCGCCACCCGATGGTCCGATGACTTGGATGCCATCGGAGGCGAGTTGCACCACGCCGCGCACGTCCTGCAAGCGAACCTTGATAAAACCATCGGCGAGGAAAAATTGCGGAATGCGCCCGGCCGCGTCCAGAGTAATTGGATAGGGCATTTTGATGGTCAGTGAAGGGTCTTGAAAGCCGTCCTGCGGTGTTGACACCGTACCGGCGACAATGAGAAACAATTGGCCGCCCTTCAGCGGTTGGCCGAATGTGTCGAATTGCTGCGTTAGACTGAGCGGAATGGTGCCAGACATGCTTGCCCCAATAAAAAAGCCCGCATGAAGCGGGCTTGGTGTCGGGATTTTTCGAAAGCTTTAAGGTCGCTGTTCGCTTGGAAAATGCGCGGTATCGATGCCGAGTGTTATTGCGGTATTACGCATGTTGCGCGTCGCCAAGCGAGCCGCCGCCGCGTTCGGCAACGTAGGTGCCGCCTGCAAGCGCTGCATTTGTTTGGAAAACCGCGCCAGACTTGCAGCCCCGGCGGGTGTTGCCAAAAATTTCGATACGCCGATGCCGCCAAGCCAAAGCCCAGCGGTGTATAACGGGCCAAGCAATGATCCGCTTAAGGCCGCCGTGGCCACCCCGCCCAAGCCCTTGACGAAATTGATGGCCTGACCCGATCCGGATGGATTGCCAAATCGACGATGCACCAGATCATAATGCTTCGATATCGCGGCGATGTCGTCAAGCGCGGCGACGTGTGGTCCGGAACCACCAAACAGCACCGACTTGGTTTGCGGCGAAATATTGCTCCACTCTTTCTCAAAGATGGCTGGCGAGAACACGTCTTTCTGCCCGGTACCGAGCCGACGAATGAAGGTGTTGACAAAATTTGCCTTCAACTCTTGCGGGAGACGGCCCAGCAAATTCGCCAGCGTTTTAACGTCGGCGCGACTTTTGGATTTCGCATAGCCTTCAATCGTGTTGTAAAGCGCTTCATCGCTTTTTTGCCCGCGACCGATGACGCGATCTGCCAATTCCTGCATCGGTCCCTTGGTGACTTCGGTCGGCTGCGGTTCGCCAGCCCTCGCCAACGCAGCAGTGTCCTCGCGCGCCCGCACGCCAGCGCGCAAGACATCGGCGTGTCGGCGCATCAACGCCTGATCTTCCGCCGAATAAATTCGGCCCGCCATGTTGCGGCCCGAGCCGTGCAAAAATTGATAGATATCGCTCGAAATTTTTTCCGGCGAACGCGCCGTGGTGCCTTCGGCGGTGCCTGCGAGCTTATTCCAGAACCCGCCACGCACCGCCTGCACCACGTTGGCATGGTTGGGATGATCGCCGGTCGCCTCATAAATCCGGTCTAGCAATCGCTCCGTTTTGTCGCCGCGCGTCGCGGTCAGGATATTCGAAACGTCATTGGGGCCGATATGCTGCCCGGCTTCGCCGCGCACCATCTTGTTGATGACCTTATCGGCATCGTTGCGGTCGTTGTAACCAAAGCGTTGCCGCCAATCGCGGTTGGCGGCGCGCGCCCGCTGCATCGCCGGGAGGGCTCCCGGATCGCTGCCTTCCATCAAGGAATTTTCCACCGCGCCATGGTGCCAGTCATCGAAGGCGTTGATAATCCGGCGGGCCGCGCGATGGTCGGCGTCGTTCTTGGCCCCTTGTGAGAGAAAATTGAGGTCTTGCCGCATGCCCTCGATGTTGCGCATGCTCTGTCCGGTTTGCGCGGCGTCTTCGGCGGTGCCGCCTTCTGCAATCGCATCATTCACCGCTGCCGCTGCGCGCTGCCGCGCGTCGTTGGAAAACGCCCGCAGCCTGCGCAGCATCCGCCGCGCCACCGGGGTTGCTTCCCTGTCAACCGCCACCCGGCCCTGACCGCCCCGGTCGGACGCCAGATCGGCGCGGACACTCTGATGAACATCGCCAACGGCATCATCCAGCACCGTGGCATCGATACTCCCGGCATCGCGATAGGCGGCATCCTTCCTGCCGCGCGCCACTTGCTCACTGGCGCGCACGGTGTCCACGACGGTCTGGCCCATATCGGTCGGTGGCAGTTCGCCCACCTGCCCGCCGGTCTCGCGCGCGCTCTGCGCCTCATAACCGCCGATGGCTTGCTCGCGCGCTTGGGTGGTGCGCTCCCAATTCGCCCGCGCCGCTTCGTCGGCTTGACGGGCGGCGGCCTGCGCCGCCTGCGTTTCGGCTTCCGCCGCGCCGCCGACGCTGCGGCCGATATCGCTCGCCACGTTGCCCGGCGTCCGAAAGCCGCCGAATTCATCGGCCACCCGGTTGCGCGCTTCGGCAAGCTGGACCGGGACATCTTCCACGGCGCGGGCGATTTGGCCGCCCCCGGCCAGCGGCTGCTTCGACAATATCTGCCCGGTCTGTTGCACAATCCGGTTTTCGCTGGTCAGCGCGCGCGGCATGTTCACGCCTTGCCGCCTCGCCGCTTCCTCTACCGCCGTGCCTACCGGCCTGACTGGTGGCGCTGGCGTTGGTTCGGGTGGCGCTTCCCACGCATAGGCGGGCTTGGACGCGGCGATTTCATAGGGGCCGCGCGGCGCGCCGGGCAATAGCGGCGGCCCCCGGATCGGGAGGCCAGCCGGACGCAGCGCCATCGACGCGAGGTCCACGTCACCGCGAGACGTTTCGTACATTTTTTGCAATTCGTCTTTGGCGGCGAGTTCCGGGTTGATGGCGGTCCCGGCCAGATGTTCCAGCGCCGTCATGCCGTGGCCGACGATGTTGCGCGCCGTGCCGATCAAGGGCGAAAGCGGCACTTCGGTTGCGCCGAGCACCGCACCGCCGGTCGTCATCAAGCCCTCAATTGGTCCCTGCTTGCCGCGATCTTTCAGGGCTTCGATCTTTTCAATGCCCTCGCTGCCGGTCCTGCCAATCTCCTTGGCGATTTCCAGCGGGTTGACGGCTTTCCCCATCTCCGACCAAAAGCCGCCTTGCTGCGGCTGTTGTTGGGCTGGCGGGGCCGTCAATCCAATCTTTTGGTTGAATTGCTCTACCGGCATGTCGGAGTAGAACTTTTTATGCAGCGCGCCCGCCAGATCGGTATCCGACAAATCGCTGTATTGCGGATATTTCTGCCGAACCTCCGCGATAGTCGGCATCAGCGAATGCCCAATGGATCAGGCGCGGCTTCGCCAGCTTTCGCGCTACCCGGCTTGAAGTAAGTCTTGTTGCGAATACCCTCCGCTTCCGACGATGCCGCATCGACGTGGCGCTTGATCAGTCGTTCGATCCGCACGTAAATCGCTTGCCGTTCGCGGTCGGACATTTCCGGCGTGGTCTCGATTTCATTCAGCAACTTGACTTCGGCGACCGCCAGCCGCGCACCGAACACCGCCTTGGCTTGACCGGCGACATTTTGCAGCGCGAGGTTACTCAATTCCTTGGCATCGACGGCACCCTGCGGGATCATTTCATTCGGCAACAAGGCGTTGGCGATGCTGGCGCGCTTCGACGCGCCCCAACCGGACCATGCTTTGGGTGACAACTCCTTCATCCGCGCCAGATTGTCGAGAACGTCTTGACCCGAGAGAGCCTGTTTTTGCGCATCAGTCACCGCCTTCATTTCGGTGGCCGACAAATCCTCTTTCGGCAACTTGCCATTCAACCCGTAGTAATCCGCCGTGCTTTGGTCATAGCCCTTCGCCAAGGCTTCATCGGTGCGCTGCTTGATTTCGCGCGTGATCTTGCCCTGCGTGCCGCCGCCCGGCGTGATGTCGCGATAGCCGGTCGGTGAATTCGGATCGGCGACGATCATTTGCTCGCCTTCCTTCACCCCAATCGGCTTCTGGCTGGGTGGCGCAATATCCCGATAGCCACTCGGCGCATTCGGGTCCGCGACCAGCGCATGCTCGCCGACGATGAACGGCTTGGTGTCACTCATCACGACATCGGTGTTGCCGGTGCGGCTGTTGGTGCGGACCAGCTTGTCGCCGACTTGCTGGAAAGTGTAGGTGCCGGGATCAAGTTGCTTTTGCAGAAACGCGGTCGCCAGCGGCCGGGTTAGCGGGTTGCGATACAGCGCCGCCAACTGGTCGCGGCCAATGCCTGCGGTGGCGGTCGGCGCGGGCGACGCCAGATTATTGACAGCGCGCCCGACGACGCTGCCGGGCGCTGCGCCACGCGACTGTGCCGAAATGTCGGTGGATGGTGCGCCAACCGGTCCCGCCGGATAGTCCGCTGTGTCAAGCGGCGACGGCCCGCCCGGCCCGACCTCTTGGACGGGCGCGCCCCGTGGTCCCGCTGGCCATTCGGCGGTATCGAGCGGCGACGGCTGAGCCATCGACCGGCCGCCCATGACTTCCGCCGGCAGATTGGCGTTGCGCCGAAATTGATCGGCATAGCTCGCAACACTGGTGCCGAGTTGATCGCGCGCGTTCGGATTGTTCATGCCGCGCTCGCCCGCGAACCATGCCTTGGCGGCGTTTTCCGGACCATACTTCTGTGCGTACATACCGAACCGATGCTTGAACACCGCATCCTGCGCCGCCGGGTCGGCCAAAAATTCCTGCGGCGTTAGCGAAGTGCCGGTGGCGGCCTTGGTCCAGTCCGGAATGTTCGCCCCCATCACCTGATACTTGCCGTAGGCGCGATCCCCGGTCCTTGTCGTCGGCCCCAACACATCGTATTTGCCGCCGCTTTCGGCCTTGGAAATCGCGCCACCATAATTCGCCATCAGATCATCGCTGTTGGAAAAGCGCGGCGGCCCGGCCGGTTGATAGGTTTGCGGTGCAGCCTGCGGCGCGGCGGGTGGTGAAAAGCCGAGGCGGCGGCCAAGGTCGCTCAAAAAGCCGCCGCTCTGTTGCGGCTGTTGTTGCGGGCCACCGAACGCATTCGCGATCAGATTTCCGGCTTCGGCTTCCTCGCGTTGCTTCGCCAATAGCTGACCGATCCGCTCCAGCGGCGAAAAATCCGCCTGTGAATTGATGTTGGCTTGCGGGATTTGCAGCGGGGTAATTGGCATGGCTCGCGCCCCTAGTATTTCGGGCCGTAGTAGGAACTACCGAACGCGCCGGGATTGCTGGCTTGCCAGTTCTGCCCCATGGCACCGCCAACGCCAGATGACAGCATGCTGCCGATGCCGCCTAATCCGCCCGCGCCGCCGAGCGCGAGGCTCGCCAGTGACATGCCCGCGCCAAGCAGATTTTTCGCGCCGGACGCTTCGCCCGATGCTTGCAGATTGTTGGCGCTGGTCAGTCCCCCCGTGGTGCTGCCGAGCAGATTGGTTTGATCGGATGCAAAACCCTTGGCGAGATCGGCGAGACTGCCGAAGGTCGCGGCTTCTCCGGTCGCTGCGCCGGTTGTCGCCTGCAAGGTGTTCTGGTTGATCCCCGAGAGACCTTGCAGCCACGGCTGATATTGCGTCCCATAAATATTGTTGGTGGCGAAGTTGATCGCGTCCTGATCGGCGTTGCCGCTGTTGAACATGCCGCCGACGCCGCGCCGCCGGTTGATCGCATCCAAGCCCGCATTCAATGACAGATCATAGCCCGGCGAGGTTTGGAACGCGGCCTTCGCCGCTGCCGTGCCTTCCGGGCCGCCCGCGCCCAGCGCGCCCAAATAAAGATCGGTGCCCTTGCCGTATTTGGTGGCGAGATCCTTCAACGGCGACCACGCGCCGAGCGCCTTGTTCAGATCGGTGACGCCGGTATCGTAGCCGGTTTGTAGATAGCCCTGCCCTTGGGTTTGATACTGATTATAGAGCGCGCGATTTTTGTCGGCCGCTTCCTTCTCGGCCCCGCCGCCGAATACCGTGTCAAAAAACCCTGCCATCGATTACCTCCTACGAGGCCGCCACACCAGCACCGTTTGCCGTCCGCGCCGCCTGTGGCGGCGGCCTCTGTTCGCTGAATTGTTTCTGTATCTTCTCGAAGATCGGCCCCATCGGTCGCGCATTGACGCCAAGCAACGTCTGCGCCGCCGCCGCGCCCGCCGACGCGCACTGCATCAACGCCACCGCCTCGTCGTCGTCCAATTCGAAACTAATCATGACGATTTCCTTATGGGAGCATCTTGAACAGCATGGACTTCTGCGTTGGCGATCCACTGTCATAGGCGAACAACATCTGCTGAATGGCTCCTTGCGCATTCGTGACATCCGCCGCTGTGATGTCGGTTCGCACGACTGAGATATTCGGATTGCCCGGATTGGTCGTCGCAAAGTAGCGCTCGATCAGCGTCGGGTCCTGTTCCAACTGATCATTATTGCCGCGCAGCGTTTGCATCAACTGGCAAAACTGCACAATATTCTGCGTGTAGGTATTGATGAAGCTGACCGGATTACTCATGTCAGTTGAACCTTTCGGATTGTCCCGGCTTTGTTGAACACCAACCACGTCGCGCCGCCTGATGTGTCGTCAATCAACGAAAAGGTGCCAGTCGGCAAGTCGCTGGCAGCAGGCGCGCCCGCTTTCGGGAAACCGCCGATTGCAATATTGCGCTGAACGCCGGTGCCACCTGCCTGCGTGCCGATCGTCAGGACGTTGCTGGCAACGTTCCAATCAAAAATGGCGCGCTCATAGTTAACCGTTGGCGTCGCGTCATCGAACGTGTTGTAGACGTGAAGGCCCTGCGCATTACTAAGCTGATGAAACGACCAGATATGATTGTTGGTGAAATTATAGTCCAGCGCCGGGACCGCCGCCGTGTTGTAGTCGCCCTGATTGATGGCGATAATATCGGAAACCGAAATATTGGTGGCGCTCCATCTTCCGATGATCGTGCTTCGCACCGCGTGGGCCAGCAAAAACCCGGCGCGAGCGCCGATAGCTGTAGTGTAGTCATTACCCGCACCTGCGGCAAACCCAAGGGCAAATCCGCCGATGCACACGGTGTCGTTGGCATTCGACATATTTTGACCGGCATTGTAGCCGAGGCCAACATTATTATCCCCGGTGCTAAGACTTCCGAGCGCGTTGGTCCCGAGACTGACATTGTAGGTACACGCCGTACCCGATGCGCCAAGCCCCGGCATGGCGTTTTGGCCGATGGCAACGTTGCCCGTCAAGTTCGTCCCGGTCTGAAGTGCGGCCGGACCTATCGCGACATTATACGATGAAGGGCCGCCGCTCCTGAGTGTGTTGGTCCCGAACGCAAAATTATTGAACCCGGTCGTCAGGAACGTCATGCACCCGCTGCCGACCCCGGTGTTGCCATAGCCGGTCGTCAGGCCCAGCATACATTGCTGCCCGGTGCCGAAATTCTCGTGGCCCGTAACAGAAAAATTTCCGGCGTCACCTTCGAACCAATTATCGCCGCTGGCGTTCGCTACCCGGTAGAGCGCCCGAAAAGTGGCAATGTTGTAGGTGTGGTCAGTGCCGATCACCAGCGCCTTGTTGGCCCCGTCCCAGAAGAAATTGGTGTTGTCCTGCGCGAGATTAGCGCCACCATCCACGAACAGAACGCTCCCCGCCGTGCCACCCGTGATCGCGCCGCCGATCGCCATCCCGCCGCCGCCTCCCGCTGGTGTGGCCCATATCCCATCACCGCGCCAAAACGTCGTGGACGACGCACTCGTACCTCCATTCAAGTTAGTGACCGGCAGGTTGCCGCTAACATGCGTCGCAAGCCCAATTTTACTCCAACTCGGCGCAACGCCCACGCCACCCGAAATGAGCGCATTCCCCGTCGCCACATCGGCGAGTTTCGATAACGCTGTCGTCCCACTCGCATATAACAGGTCGCCCACCGCGTAGCTGGTAAGTCCCGTCCCGCCGCGCGATGGGCTGAGTGATCCGGTCCAACCCAATGTCAAAGATGCCGCCTGAAGAAGCGCCGTCGCAGGTGTTCCGCCCAACGTCAAAGTGATATTAATATCGTCAACTTTTGTGAGTGCTGCCGGGGTCAACAACGGTTGCAATCCTGCAATCGTCTGTCCGCCATCAGCAATGAGCTTCCCGGTCGCTCCATTAAAGACGGCAATTCGTGCGTTGACTGCACTCGCTGGCCCCGATACATCACCGCTTCCTGCCGGAGCGACCCATGTCCCATCACCGCGCCAAAACGTGGCCGATGACGCACCCGTGCCGCCATTAAGGTTAGCGACCGGCAGGTTTCCAGTAACGTGTGTGGCGAGCCCAATCTTGCCCCAAAATGGAGCGGCGGTTACACCACCGGAAATGAGTGCATTGCCAGTCGCCACATCGGCGAGGCGCGACAGCGCCGTGGTCCCCGACGCGGTGAGCAGATCACCAATCACGTAGCTCGTCAGCCCGGTGCCACCGCCGGTCACCGGGAGCGGCACCGGGATTGAGCCGCCACCTCCGCTGTTCACGGCTGCGGTGAGCGCCGCTAATTTTTCGTACCAGATCGGATCGATACCCTGTGCAATATCCATTCGGACATCTTGCGCAGGCAAAACGATTTTCGCCGTCATCGCAGCGTGTCCGACTGCATGTCGGCACCGATGAAGGCGAAATTGAGCGGCGCGCTTTCCTGCAAGCGCCAGCGCACACCCTGATTTTGCGCCTGTCCCCACACCGCCGCGCGCACCCGGCCATCGGTGAGCGATTGGCGGCCGATCTTGACCACGCGCGGATTGCTCCAATTCTGGCCGCCGTCGCGTGAAATCCGGATGGAAATATCCGGATCGGTTTCCAACGGATCAGCCCCGGTGGCGCGGCCGACACCATGGGTCAGGTACAATTCAATGCCGTTGATGCGCAGCATGTTCGGGAACGCGCCGAGCGGCCCGGTCTCGATGCGGATCAAGAGCGGGTCGCCGAATTCGGTATTGGTCAGGCCGTCGATGACGCCGAGGTTGCCGCTCTTTTTGTCGCCCGATATCCATTGCCCGAACGCCGCAATCGGAAATTTGCCGCGCCAGTAATCCACCAGATGCGACTTGCGTTCATGCCATGTCTGCAACGTGGTGTCGTATTCCCAGCACCATTGCGGGCCTTGCACCACCACTACGCCATGCCCCTGACTGACATAGACCGCAACCGTGATCAGGCTCTTGTCGGGCTCCGCTTCAATCTGCAAATCCAGATCAGGCGTCGAGATCGGGGTCGGGGTGTAGCCGCTCAGGGTCGAGACCTTGAAATCGTCGCCGACCAAAAAGATGCCCTTGCCAAAGCCGTCATCGTGGCCGGCAATCGCATTCGGCCCGACGATGCCGCGCCCGATGGTGGCGACATAAGAGAACGGATAACCGGTATCGTTCTGGCCGCCCCATACTTCCATCGAGTTCGAACCGGCCAGCAGCAATTGACCGTTGCCGAGCGGGATCGGGCGATACAGCGTGTCGGGCTTGCTTTCAGCGGTGGCGTTTTTGAGCGTGTTGATGTTGGTCGAATTCGGATCGGAGGATCGCGTGGTGCCGTCGCCATAGGTGAAGATAAAAAACGACTTGTGAAACACCACCGCGTTAGGCTGGCCAACGTCGATATCCGGATAGGACAGCACCGAGGTTGTCGTGATCAGCGACGCGCCATCGCCCGGCGACACCGCCACCACATCGGGCAACGGCTTGTTGTTGCGCGCCAGCGTCACTGGCGCGGTGCCGAGCAGCGAACCCGATAACGCGGTGCCCGCGCCACCAATCACCGGGAAGGTGTACACGGTGTTGTTGATCACCGCATAGATCAGGTTGCCGACCAAGATCGCGCCGCGAAAGTTGCTGCCAGCCGTGGTGCCCCATGGCTTCAAGCCGGGGGTTCGCCAGTAGGCATAGGGCTTGCCAGCGGTGGCCGGTAGCTTTTCCGGATAGCAGTTGATCAGCCGTCCGCCTGCGGCCTGCGGCTGTCGGCCCGGCGCGTTGAGCAGCGGAAACGGGACATCGGCCATCTAGAAATAATTCGACTTGAGGATTTCGTAGGTCGGGACGTTGGCAATCAGATAACGCAAGCGTGCTTCGTGCTGCGCCACCGCCGCGAGGTCGAGCGGTGCATTGGAAAAATCCGCCGCCGCATAGATGCTCAGGATGCGCGCCACGGTCTCGAAATATAAATTCGGGATGTCGTCGCGGTCG